GCCGATGGACGACCCCGAGGCCGCTCGTGAGTGGCGTCGGCGCAATGTCGCCATCAACCCGCGGTTCCAGGCTGGGGCCGCAGAGGCGCCTGCGCCGCGTGCTGATGTCCCTGCCGAGGCTACGGCGGCGCAGGCCATTGATTACCGCGAAGAACGTGCCCGGCGCGAACGAGCTGAGGCAGACCTGGCCGAACTCAAGCTGGCCGAGCTGCGCGGTGATCTGCTGAGGCGCGAGGAGATGGAGAGGCTGGTCGGTTCGCTGGCCTCGCACCTGCGCGAGTCGGTGCTGCAGATCAAGGGCCGGCTGGCCCCTCTGCTGGCCGCCGAGACAGATGTCATGAAGGTTTCCAGCATGCTCGACACCGAGCTGCGCGCCGCGCTTGAAAAGGCGGTGCGCTGATGGGGTCGCGAGATCTGCTGATCTACGACCAGGCCGAGGCGGCGATCCTGGCCGTATGGGCGCAGCACCTGCGGCCGGCCCCGGTGGAGTGCATTGCCGACTGGGCAGACCAGTACCGGCAGATTGCCAAAGGCCCCGAGAAAGGGCCGTGGAGGACATCGCGCACACCGTACCTGAGGGAGCCGATGGCGTGCATGAGCGAGGGTTCTGGCATTGAGAAGGTGGTGATGCAATTCGCCACTCAGCTCGGCAAGACCGAGGTGCTCTACAACACCATCCTGCAGCGCATCCATCGCAGCCCGATGGACATGATGATCGTGCAGCCCACGCTCGGTGACAGCAAGGACCACAGCCGCGAGCGCTTCATGCCCACCGTTCGTCGGATGCCTGAGATTGCCGAAAGGCTGTCCAAGCCTTCGTCGCGTGATGAGTCAGCAACGTGGCAGACCAAGAGCCTGGCCGGCGGCGCAACGCTTTTTTTTGCCGGTGCCAACGCAGCGCGCTCCCTGGCATCCAAGCCGCTCGGGCTGGTGTGCTGCGATGAGATCGACGGCTACCCGATGGACGTTGACGGCGAGGGTGACCCGCTCACGTTGATCGGCGAGCGCATGAGCAACTACAGCGACCGAAAACTGCTGCTGTGCTCGACGCCGACCATCCGCGACTTCAGCCGAATCGAGGCCGAGTACCTAGCGAGTGACAGGCGGCGCTACTTCGTCCCCTGCTCACACTGCGGCGAGTTCCAGCACCTTGAGTGGGGCAGCGCCAGCGAGTGGGGCATCAAGTGGCAGCGCGATGCCACTGGCGCGGCCCGGCCAGAAACGGCGGTGTACGTCTGCCGGCACTGCGGTTCGGCGATCGAGGAGCGCTGCAAGACCGAGATGCTGGCGGCGGGACAGTGGCGGGCTGAGATGCCCGGGGCGCAAATGGGGCAGGTTGCAGGATTCCACCTGAACAAGCTCTACAGCCCGACTGGTTGGCGTAGCTGGCGCTGGATGGTGGCCAAGTGGCTGGAGGCGAAGGAGGCCGCGCAGGCCGGGGACACCACAAAGCTCAAGTCTTTCGTTAACACCTCCTTGGCAGAAACCTGGGAGGACCAGGGTGATCGGGCGGATGAGCACGCCCTGCGCCGCCGCGCGTCAGACATCCCGCTGCGCCAGGTGCACTGGGGTCTGTTCGTCTGCACCAGCGGCGTCGACGTCCAGGGCGACCGCCTCGAGGCATACGTCTGGGCCTGGGGCCGTGGCATGGAGCGGCAGCTGGTGGACCGCGCCGTGTTCTACGGCGACCCGGCGCTGCCCGAGAGCGAGGCGGGCAGTCCGTGGGCCGCGCTGACCGAGTACCGGCGCACGCCCATCCTGCACGCCAGCGGCCGGCCCGTGCCGATCCTGGCCACGATGATCGACACCGGCGGCCACCACACCCAGGCGGTCTACGCCTACGCGCGGGCGCACCAGCACGCGGGCGTGCACGCGGTCAAGGGCATGAGCCAGGCCGGCAAGAGCGTGATCGGCAAGCCCACCGACCAGGATCTCGACTGGCGCGGCCAGAAGCAGCGCCGCGGCGTCAAGCTGTGGCCCATCGGCACCGACACCGCCAAGAGCGAGATTTACGGCCGGCTGCGCATCGGCGAGCCCGGCCCGGGTTACGTGCACCTCAGCAAGCACCTGCCGCCCGAGGTCTTCGACCAGCTCACCGCCGAGCGCCTGGTCACGCGCTACGTCAAGGGCCACGCGCGCCTGGAGTGGATCAAGCCCGCCGGCCGGCGCAACGAGGCGCTGGACTGCGCGGTGTACGCGCTGGCCGGCGCGCACATGAAGCAAATCGACCGCTGGCGCGAGGGCGACTGGGCCAAGTGGGAGCGCCGCGTGCAGGCGTCGGATCTGTTCGACCGGCCTGCAGCTGCTGAGCCGGCGCCGAGCGTGGTGGCCGAGATCCCGGCGACGGTGCCGCCCGCGCCGTTCAACGAGTCACCGCCCACAACGCCGCCGCGCAAGAGCAGGACCCGCGGGCGCATCAACACAGGAGCCAGCCCATGGCAGCGATGACTACCACCAAGCAGCGCGGCGTCGTCCATCGCATCATCGCCGCCGCGGCCGAGCAGCTGGCCCAGCACCCGAGCATCCCGGCAGAGAACCGGGACGCCTTCCGGCTGACCGCCATCAGCGTCTTCGAGCAGCAGATCAGCGACATCATCGGCTGCGACACCATCCAGCTCACCGGCTGGACGATTGCGCCGAGCGAGCGCCAGGCGCGTCGGGATCGCATCGTCGCCGCACTGCGCAGCGGCGACCAGCCGGCGCACATCGCATCGCGCGAGCTGGTCAGCGTGCGCTGGGTCGAGAAGCTGCGCCGCATCGAGTCGGAGCGAACTGTCACCCCCTGAACAGTTCGCTGTCTGACTGGCACGCTGCGAACCATCAGCGCTCTGCAAACAAGGCCAAGCCATGCCCATCACCGTCACCATGCTCCAGACTCGCCAGGGCGAGGGTGGAGTCACCTGGACCGCTGGCAACAGCTACAGCGCCAGCGATGCGTTCGGGGCCTACCTGATCAGCTCCAACCTGGCCACGGGCACCATTCCGGTGTCGACGCCGTCCAACCTGACGGCGGCGCAGGTCACGGCAACTCAGGCACTGGTGTCAGGGGGCGGGAAAGCAGTGCGCCGCGCCCAGCACCAGCGCGAAGCCTTGACCGCTGCAACGGCCCAAGCCTCCGCCTGGGCAGCGACCACCGCCTATGTCGTCACCGACATCGTGCGACTGACGACCGGCGAGTTGCTGGTCTGCACCACTGCCGGCACCAGCGCTGGAAGCACGCCGACGATCACGGCAGGCAGCGCCCCGGCTGAAATCACAGACGGCACTGTGCGGTGGCATCAACTCGCCGAGATTACCCGCGCCGCGCCCGCTGGCGTGCCTGTTGTGGCCGTCGCGCCGACTGCCGGCAACACCGCGCTGGGCACCATCGTCAACTTGTACGACACGCCGGGCAGCTTTGACCAACTGTCGGCCGTCAATCAGGTGACAGCTGGCGGCAGCGGCAACACCAAGTACAGCAGCGCCTGGGCGTTCACAGACGGCGGCGGGCAAGCATCGGACGCGCAGCTCGGCAGCGTTGCCGGTCGGCGCGGTCAGTACCGCACCGCAGAGTTCGTGACGCAGGCCGACCTGATCGAGGTGGGTTACTTCGCCATCAACGCCGGCATCCTGAACGAGCGTGTGCGCATCTGGGTGGACGGCTTCAGCGTCAGCGAGGCTCCGCTGATTCAGCACGCGCAGGGCGCTTCGGGCTTCTTCCGCCTGACGATCCCCGGCGGTCGCCGCCAGCGGCGCGTGCGCATCGCCTGCAGCGGCTACACGAACCTGCGTTATATCGGCGTTGCCTCGGACTGCACCGTGGTCGCACCGTCGCAGCGTTCGCTGCTCATGGGCTGGTTCTCGGATTCGTGGGGCGATACCGAGGTGCCGAACATCGCCAGCGCTCACTACGACCTCGCGCCACAGGTTGCCGTGCGCCTCGGGTTCCCTCACCTGATGCACGGCGGCGTGGGCGGCACCAGCTACTCGCTGGCGAACGGATCGGCACGCGGGCTGGCCGCCATGCTGCCGCTGAACGACTGGAGCGGCTACAGCTTCGACGCCATCGTCACTGCTCACGGCTTCAATGCTGCGAACAACGCCGTGGCGCCCGCGACCGAGTGCGCGTCGGCCCTGTCTTCCTGGCAGTTCCTGCGCGCCCGCTGGCCCAACGCGCCGATCTTGGTCGTCAACTCCTGGTATCGCCACCCCTCGGCGACTGCTGCGCAGGATGCAATGGTCGCGGCACTGCAGGCGCAGTTCCTGGCCTGGGGTGACACCAACAGCGCCATCATCAACCCGCAAGACGGCAGCATCACCCGGGGCGGAAGCACGGTGATCCGTGCGGCCACGGGGGCGTGGGTGACGACCGCAATTGCGGCCTGGGCGATGAACGCCACGGACACGTTCCACCCGACGCCGGCTGGCCGTGCCTATCTGACCGACTGCATGACGCAGGCCGGCGAGGCTGCGCTGGCCGTGCTGATGGTCTGATCCCATCCCCTGCCGGTCCATCCCATGAACACGAACGACCGAGAACTGCTCAGGGCTGCGGCGAAAGCGGCGGGGCACGGCGTTGAGTTTGACGACGTGAGCGGGCTGACGTTCATGGACACCAAGTTCACCGGGGTGCTGTGGAACCCGCTGCACAACGACGGGGACGTCTTCCGGCTGGCGATGA